GGTCGGAGCAACCGACGACAAAAGCAATGAGCACAGAGACAATCTTTTCAAAACTCTCGAGTCTTCGAGGGAGCTTCGAGACGATTTTCCCGAGCTGATCCCGCTGTTGTTCAAGCGAAAAAACCCCAAGAAAACACTCAGACTCAACGGCGAGGTACTGACAGTCAGCCACAAAGATGACAGGGGGTCAATCATCTTCCCGAGCATCGCCGGGACTGACTGCAGCGAGGCCAGAGTCGCACCATATTCGCTGATGAGTACCGACGTATCGGGGCTTTCGTTTGTGGACGACACCGGAAAAGTTATCCGGCCGGACTTGCTCATATTCGACGACGTCCAAACGCCGCAGTCCGCCAAATCGCCGCTGCAAACCGACAGCCGCGAAAACAAAATCGACACCACGTTCATGGGGCTGGCGGGACTCGGGGAGACGATCGCGGCAATCATGGTCTGTACAGTCCGCGAGGTCGATGATTTGACGATGCGATATTGCGACCGGGAAAGGCACGCCGATTGGGATGGCTCGAAATACCCGGTGCTGATTCATGAGCCGACTAACAAAGCGAGATGGAAAGAATACGAGGACTTGCTGCGGGACGGAGACAAACCGGAAGACGGGTTCGCGATGGCGACCGCGTTCTATCGGGACAATCGCGCCGATCTTGATGAGGGCGGGGCCGTGTCTTGGGAGGAAGACAAGCCAGAGGAATTCATCTCCGCGCTGCAGTGGTGCATGACCATCCGCTCGCTTCAGCCAGACTTTTTTCGATGCGAACTGCAACAGGAAGGGGCGCCGCCAGCTAGCGGGCTGACACAGCTCAACGGGGTCGCAATCACTCGCAGACTGTCGGGGATCCCGCGTGGGATCGTACCGGCTAAATCGCAGTACCTAACCGCATTTGTGGACTCGTCCGATCACGTTTTGTGGTGGATGGTGGTCGCTTGGCAAAAAGACTTTACCGGCTGGATCGTTGACTATGGGACGTGGCCAGATCAGGGGCGACGTGAATTTTACAAGAGCGAACTACCGCACACGATCGAGTCAAAACTTCCGGGCCGAAGCTGGGAGGAAGCATTCGTCCACGCCCACAATCACCTCGACGCGATGCTGCTGCAGGATTGGCGAGACGAAATCGGAGTTCCGAGACAGATGGATTTAATCCTGAAGGATTGGTCGGATGGTGGACAAAAAAGGCTTATCGAATCTCAAGTCAGTCTTTCGGCAAATAAAAACCGGATCAGGCCGTCAAAAGGATTTGGGCCGAAGCCGGGAAAAAAACCAGTCCACTATTACGGGGACCCCAACAAGGATCGCAATACCGGATCGCACTGGGTCGAGCGACGAAGCCAGTCGCCGGTGTGCGTCGACTTCGACGCCAATCAATTCAAGTCGATCGGGGCGAGACGACTCGAAACCATTCCGGGGGCTCCGTCTGCTGTGCTGCTGCCGGGGTCGCATGAGCACGAGCATCAAATGCTAGCGGAGCATTTTACTGCCGAGCAATCCAAAACCATTGTCTATGACGGATCAGCAGGCGTAACATGGGAGGCACTGCCGGGACGCGATAACGACTGGCTTGATGCCTACGTGGGGAATTGTGTGGCAGCCTCAATGCTAGGCGTGTGCGTTCCAGGCACCGAGGTCAAACAAAAGGAGCGACGAACATTCGTAATGCCGGTGCGACGATGACGGAACGACGTAAATTTAAAATGCCGGGGCATGGGATCGAGTGCGGGGGATGCGGTCAGGTGCTGACATCTGTCTGCAGAACGACGCAGTCCGAGGGCTTCACGCTGCGAGAAAGGCGATGCAGCAACTGCGGAAAATTGAACGTGACGAGCGAGCGAAGAATCAAAACCCGAGACGTTAGAAAATATTTTAATTGATTTGCTACCGGTAACAATGTGGTATTTTCATCGCACGTTGAGAGATTTAATCTCCGTGCATGACCACACTATCAGACCAAATCGCCGCCGATGCCGCCAAGCCGCAGTCAATGTCGGGCGATGGGGTCAGTGTCTCTAATCGATCGCTGGCGGATCAGATCGCCGCAGACAAATACGGTCGAGCCAACGCCGCAGCCGCATCACCGGCCAAGGCGCTCAAGACGATGTTCATGAAAATCGTCCCGCCGGGGGCTCAATAATGGGCATCCTCGATTTCTTCCGCCGGCCGAAGCCGTTGCGAGCCACGTTTGACATCGCGCAGACAACGCGCGAAAACAAAAACCATTGGGCCGCGACCGACAATTTGTCTGCCCGTGCTGAGCTTTCGCCGGGTGTTCGCCGGGTAATCCGCATCCGATCCCGCTACGAGGCCGCGAACAATTCGTGGTACTCGGGGATGATTCGCACTGCGGTCAATCACATCATCGGGCGAGGGCCGCGACTTCAGGTCATGACGGCAAACCCGGAGTTCAATCAAAGACTTGAGCTCGCCTACGATGCGTGGTCAAAAAAAATCAAGCTGGCATCAAAATACCGAACCGTCTACGGGGCTGAGTTCCGGGACGGCGAATCGTTCATCATGCGTGCCGAACGTCCTCGTAATTACCCGCTGTCGCTCGACCTGAAAATATTTGAAACCGAACAGATCGCTACACCATGGACGGGTGCAATCCTGCAGGATGCGTACGTTGATGACGGGGTGAGGTTCGACGCGAACACGAACGAAATCGAATACTACGTCTACGATCATCACCCCGGCTCGAACATCCCCGTATCGACGCTCAAAGGTGAATGGTATTCGGCCAACGAGGTGCTGCATTTATTCCGTGCCGAACGACCGGGGCAGACGCGAGGGATTCCGCGAGTCACGCCGTCGCTGCAGACGCTCCCAATCATGCGCCGGCAGGAATTGGCCACGCTGTTTTCCGCAGAAAGTGCCGCGAATTTTGCCATCTACATGAAGTCAAATTCCGCCGCCGTTGATCCTGCAGCCGCTCCGACAGACTTCGCCGAAATGGAGTTGGCTCGCAACATGCTGACGGTGATTCCTGAGGGATGGGATCTCGGTCAGATCGAGCCGAAACAACCGGGGCCGCTCTACGAGATGTTCCAAGGGCAGGCGTTAATGTCGTTTTGTCGCTGCACGAACATGCCGTACGCATTGGCTGCCGGGACCGCCAAGAACAGCAACTTTTCGAGCTATAAAGGCGACATCCGAAACGTATGGCGACCAGAAGTTGAGACCGAACAAAATCACTTTGAGCTAACGATTGCTGAGCCGGTATTCCAGTGGTTTCTCGAAGCTGCTGTCTTCGTGCCGGGTTTGCTCACGGGTGGGCCGCCCATCGACCAAATCAGGCACGAGTGGAACTGGCCGCCACTGCCAGACATCGATCCAGCGGACACCGTATCGACCAACGCCCAGCGAATCTCAACGGGTCAATGTTCTATCTCCCAGGTCTATTCCGAAAACGGGATGGACTGGGAAACCGAAGCCGCCAGTTCCGCCGCAGCGTGGGGCGTTGAGGTGACGGACTACAAGAAAGCGGTGTTTGACCAAACTTTTGGACTAACGCCGCAGCCAGTTCCGCCGCAACCAGCACAAGCCAAATTCCCGCAGGTGGCACCACAATGAAAAAACTCAATTTCACAGCAGCAATCGAGCTCAACGCAGCCGAAAACGCGCCAAAAACTGGACAAAAACGGTTCAAAATTCTCGCGTATTCGGGCGGGCTGCTCAATGTCGATGGCTTTCCATACCCGGTAATCATCGATCTGGCGGGACTGGTTTCAGACCATCAGATTCCGATCCTACTCGACCACAAAAAAACCGTCGAAGCCACGCTGGGGCTGACGGATTCAATCAAAAACGACCGCAAAACCCTCGTAATTTCGGGGCTCGTTACCGGCCAAAGCGAGATTTGCCGCCAAGTAATCGCACAAGCCGCCGCCGGGCACACGTGGCAAGCCTCAATCGGGGCCATGGTCACAGATTCAGTCGAGATCGAGCCCGGACAAACAGTCCAGGTCAACGGTCAATCATTTACGGGGCCGTGCATTGTCGCACGATCCGCATCACTGAGAGAGACGAGCGTGTTACCGGTTGGTGCCGACTCGACGACTTCGGTAAATCTTGCTGCAGCCGCAGCCATGAAGGGAAATTATATGCCGTCTTTTGAAGAATGGCTTGAAAGTCTCGGGATTGCCGCGGCAAGCCTGAGCGATGAGAACCGCGCCGTGCTGAGCATGGCTTACGACGCCGCAACAGCAAAGCCAACGCCAGCCGCCGCGACGATGGATGACATGCCAGCCGGAGAAAAACCAAAAGAAGAGCCGCCAATGGCCGCAGGTGCAATGATGAATTTGAAAGCCGCGCTCGCCGCGCAAAACCGAGAAATCGCCGCAAATCTTCGCCGGGTCGCCGAGATTCAGGCTGCAGCCGCTGGCAACCCAACGATCGCCGCAACAGCCATTGAACAGGGGTGGTCGACGGACCGAGTCAATTTAGAAATGCTGCGGGCATCGCTGGCCAAAACACGGCCAACGTCGTTCCGATCCGCAGAAAGCAATCTGGACCAGGCCACGGTTTTAGAGGCCGCGATTTGCATGACGCGAAAAACTCGGGAGGTCGAAAAGGACTACTTGCCCGCGATCCTGCAGGCCGCTCACTCTCAGTTTCGCCGGGGGATCGGACTCAAGCAAATGCTGCTGCAGGCCGCATCGGCCAACGGATACCACGCCAACGCAGGCGAGGGAATTCACACTGGCAATTTGCGGGACGTGCTGCGGTTTGCCTGCCCTAGCGGTCAAGAGCTGCAAGCGACCGGATTTTCGACTGTCAGTGTTCCCAACATTTTGAGCAACGTCGCCAACAAGGAACTGCTCACCGGCTACATGGAGGAAGATTCCGCGTGGCGGGAAATCGCCGCCGTGAAATCGGTCAGCGACTTCAAACAAGCGACCAGCTATCGGCTGCTCGACGACATGACCTACGAGCAACTGTCGCCAGCAGGTGAGATCCGCCATGGTGGAGTCGGTGAGGAGACTTACACCCGGCAGGTCGATACCTACGCCAAGATGTTCGCCATCACCCGCACGATGATTATCAACGATGACATGGGCGCGTTCGACGATTTGCGAGCGCGAATCGGTCGAGGGTCAGCCAAAAAGCTGAACCAAGTTTTCTGGACCGAATTCACAAACAACAGTTCGTTTTTCACAACCGGAAACACGAATTATTTGACGGGAGCGACCAGCAATCTCGGAACTGACGGGGTCGGGCTGCAGCTTGCGGTGCTCAAATTCCGCCAAATGACATCGCCAACAGCAGACGGAAAGAAGCGAGTCAACGCCGACACGGCAAACCCAGTTGGCAGAACGGGGGCCGGGGGCCGTCCTGAAATCCTGCTCGTTCCGCCAGAACTGGAGGCGATCGCCGAGGCACTGTATCGCAATCAAAACTTGGGCATGACCAAGACGAGCGAGTCAAACATCTACGCCGGGAAGTACCGGCCAGTCGTTGCGTGGCAGTTGTCGGACTCGACTTACACCGGCTACAGCACGACCGCGTTTTACCTGCTCAATTCGCCAGGCTATTTGCCGACGACCGTGGTGAGTTTTCTCAACGGGGTCGAAACGCCAACGGTCGAGAGCGCCGACGCCGACTTCTCGACGCTGGGCATCCAGTTCCGAGGCTATCACGATTTCGGCGTGGATCAGGCCGAGTATTTGGGCGGGGTCAAGTCCAAGGGTGCGGCGTGATAACTGCGTCCTGAGTGCGTAGGTTTCAAATCAAGTAATTTTAACTGAAAGACAAAATCATGGCGCAATCGCCAGCAATCAGATATACGAGCGAAGATGACAAACTCGATTACACCCCAGCCAGTGCAGTGACAGGCGGTGACGTCACGGTCACTAACGGACTGGTGACGATCGCGGAAATCGACATCGCCAGCGGGGATCAGGGGGCAGCCGTTTATTGCGGGCAATTCCGCGTCCCCAAAGACACTAGTGTGTTCGCAATCGGCGATCCCGTCTACTGGAATGCGACCGGGTCGCCAGTCACCGGGACCGCATCCAGCGGGGCCGCAACATCCACAATTGGGGCTAACACTCTAATGGGATTCGCGATCACGGCCGCGCTAACTGGTGACAGCGAGGTAATTACCCAACTTCAGCCGACAACCCCGCAAAGCGAGTTATTTTCGTTTATCGAGACGATTGGGACCGCTGCGGTCACGCATTCGACATACATCGTGCCGCGAAAAATGCGGCTGATTTCGGTTGATTACGTGCACGCAACCGGGTCAACATCGGGGACGTTGCAGGTCGCAAAATGCACGGGAACGCAAGCGCCCGGGTCAGGGACAAACCTGCTCACAGGGACGATCGACATGAGTGCGACGACGGTGGCCAACACGGTCACAGCCGGGACGCTGATTGCCACCGCCGCAACGCTGACATTCGCCAAGGGCGATCGGGTGGCGATCGTTATCGGCGGGACTTTGACGAGTCTTGTCGGGGCTCACGCTACCCTCACATTCGTCTACGTTTGATTGGGTAAAACATGGCAAACATGCTCTCTGATGGTGTGGCATTGATGGTGGCTTCCCTGCTCGACAACGCGGGCAGTGCGGTCACTTACACCGCCACAGTCTCAGGGAGCACGTTGGCCGTGGAGATGTTTCAAGGGCCAGAAAAACCGACGATCGTACAGGTCGGAAGCGAGGTCGTTGAGATGATCATGACTGACTTCGTCGGAGCCTCAGCCGACTTCGTGGGCGATCCAGTCCGAGGGGATCGCATCACGGTCGGGAGCGGGGCCATTTACGAGGTCAGGCCAATGGGATCGAGCAAGCCTTACTACCGGACGCTTGGTCAAATTAGAATTCACACGCAGCAAATAAAATGACACTCACAATTTCACCAGCCGACGAAGCTTGCCAAGCAATTGTCGCTCGACTCAACTCGGGCGGGCAATACTCGCTTGCGTTGGACGCTCGTTATTCGCGCACGGAGATTGATTATCTCGAAGAGCTCGACCGGCTGCGGGTCGACGTCGTGGCGGTCAGCGAAACGCAGCCAAATGACCAACTGGACGCGAATGAAAATTCCAGCCACAAAATCCAGGTGGTAATCAGATCAAAAACGACTTCGAAGGACGTTCAGGATCTTGCTCTAATCGTCCGTCAAGTGTTTTTGAGGCTCGACAATTTTAATTCATCGGATCGCCGGGTCTGCGTCTGGGAATGCGACGTTGAGGAAAAAGAAAACCCGGTTAAGTCACTGTTAAACGATGCCAACCTATTTGTTTCGGTTGTGAATTTGCGGGTTGAGGTGGTTCGATGAACAGTTTTTTTAGCGCGGACAGACTGATTAAGACGCTCAACGGGGTTGAGCGACAGATAGCGGGTCCAATTGCAATCCAAGCCGTCAAAGCCGGTCTAGCGGCCAGTTACAAAGCGATCAGGCCGCTAGTCGGCAAAGCTGCAAAAACACTCGGATACCGCTTAGAGACTCGCAAACGGCGTGATTTAGTCGAAGGAATAATCGGTATCGGAGTTGGATCAAGAGCCACAAAACAGACGAGATATCTGCCGACTCTCGTTACTGGGACTGAGCAAAGATTTCGCAAAACAAAATCAGGAAAAACGGCAGCAACAGGACGAATAATCGGGAATAACGGGGTGGCAATCGGCATGGCCGCGAGTTCAGCCGACGCCGCAGCCGCCATGGAAGCATCGATCAAAAAAAGCCTTTCAAGACTTTCGAAATAAGGGAAAATCATGGCAAAACTCAAAAGCCGTGGAGTTATTTTTGCTCAATACGTTTCCGCCGCCTACGTAGCAATGGCCGCACAGCAGTCGATTGATATCTCGGGCGAGGCATCCGAGACCAACGACACGACCACGCTGGACGGAGGCGCATACAAAACTAAGGACCCAACGGGCTACGTCGATCCGCCAACGATCAAACTTTCGGGTTTGTATGATCCCACAATCGCGACTTACACGAATTTTGCCGGACTGGTTTCAACGCCAGCAGCGACCAATTTTAAAATCACGTACACCGACACCGCGCCGACCAGTGCCATTTATTCCGGGGTGGGATTCGCGATCGATAAAAAAATCAGTCCCGAAAAACACATCACCGCAGATATTACGATTGTGACATCAGGAGCCCCATCGTGAAGTGTAAGTTTATCAACGACACCGACACCGAGCCGAGTCTGTTGCCGGAATCCGAGGCCGCCAAAGCAGTCGCCCGGCCGTCAAGAAATCGCGAAACAGGCGAGATTCGCAACGACTGGTATTTTCCCGCAGGCACAGAGCTCGACCATCCCGACGCGTGGAAAATGGTCAATTTCGGAATGGCAACCGCTTCCGATCAGGAGTGCGTGGACGCTTGCCAAAAAATCACTGCCGATGAAAAGTCTCGACGCGAATTAGCGTACCAAGCCGACGCGAAGGGTATCAATGAAGAGGCTGATCGGGACTTGTTTTTCCGTGGCGTTATCACTGGCTATGAGCGTTTGCAGAATGGGTCGCTTGCCTACATTCCGGGTCCAAACTGGGGCGATCACGCTCAAAAAATTGAGGCCGAAAAGGCCAAGGAAGACGAAGAACTATGAGTTTACTAACGAAAAAATTCAAACGCGAACACTTTCCAGTTCCCGAAACGGAAGGGTTGTTTGTCCGACCGCCAAAGCATTCGGAGCAGCAGCGAGGCGCGGCAATTCCCGACGAGGCGGACAAGATTTATTTCACATTCGGAATCGCGATGACAGACGAGCAGGGATCACCCCTGTTTGTGAAATCAACCGAAGAAACAGATCATGGATTTGCCGTTCGCGTGAAATTAGAGCTCGACGAAGCCGATTTCGACGGACGGATGTTTTTGAAAGTCTGTAGCGCTATCGGAAAAATCCAGCAATACGAGCCGGAAACCATTCGAAAAAACTAATGGCCGACTGCGAGGCTCGTTTTGCTCGTCGCCTAGGGCTCGCAGTCGGTCGACTTGATTGGTGGAACATCAAGGCTCAGCACACGCCATACGAGTGGATCTTGCAGCAGATTGCTGACCAGGTCGAGCCCCTCGGGGACAATCGAAACGACTTGCGAGCCGCAAGGCACACGACGGAATTACTGACCGCACTTGTACCAGGCATTTCACAAAGCGAATTAACGGAACGAGCTCAAAATCTGCGGCAATACCTGGCAGTCCAGCAGCCGCCAGACGACGAGGTATTAACACCAGAGCAGGCCGCCGCGATCAAGGGAAATTAGCATGGCAATGGCCGACATGGTCGCACAATTGGGGCTTGATTCTTCGGGGTTTATTGCGCCGATCGAGGAAGCAATCGCCAAGCTGAATTCACTAGCCGCCGAGTCTCAGGCCAGCTTCCAAAAATTGGCCGCATCAACCGCACCGGCAGAAGCAGCCGCAAAAAATCTGGCGGCGACACAAGAACAGTCGTCAAAAGCCGCGTCTCAGGCCGTGGAAAAACAACATACGTCACTGATCGGGTTCGCACTCAAATCAACCGGAGTTCTTTCGCTGTTTGCGAGTGGTATCGCGTTGTTTGACCCAAAATTCAAAAAATACGCTATCGGATTGAGCTTAATTTCGATCGCACACAAAATCTATCAAGCAACTGTCGGCGCATCGATGGAAGCCGCGAGAAAAGCACATGCGGCAATGGCAGCAAAGCCAACCGAAACAGCGACGGCAGCAGTGGCAACGAGCACAGGGACAGGCAAGGCGGTGCAAGATGCAAAAAGCCTTGTCGCGAGCACGTTGGAAGTCGCAAACGTGATGGGGCAACGCGCGTTGTTCGCGACCGTAATGTACAAGGCGGGGCTCGACGAAATTGGGTCAGCAGTAGCCAAAAATCTGAGTCTCGATTCCGCGATGATGAAATCGGTAACAGGTATCGCCAGTTCGTTCGCAACCGCAGCCGGGACTGGCATCGACATGTTTGCTGAGGGAATCAAAGCCTCGGGGCTTGCCGTCCTGCAGACTGTTACCGGATTCGGCGATCTCACGGACGTCGTTGATTTTGGTGCCGCAAAAATCACGCAGGCAGCAAAATATATAGGAACGGGGATGACGTACGTTTCCGACAACGCCCGCGAGTTAGGGCTCCAAGTTGGCGCGTTTCTGGGTTCGGTGCAAAGCAGTATGTCACCGTTGGGCGATGGCATGTTCAACTCGCAGCGATACATCGAGGAAGGCCGCGAGCTCAACAAGCTGATCGAGCAATCCAAGCTACGAGACGAGGCGCAGGCCATACAAACAAACGCAATCAAAGCCATAGCAACCGCCGAGGAAGCCGCATCGCGAGGCAGGCAACTGGCCGTCGATAAGGCTCGCATCGGATCGATTCAGACCGTGGCGGGAATCGACGCCGAATTGCAATCGCTCAGGGTCAAGCAGGGATTTATGGACAAGGATGTTCAGAAATCAAAAGAATATCTCAAATATATCAGCAACGTCACGCAGGCTCTGGAAAACCAGCGAACGACACTCATGGCAGGCGAGGCAAAGCCTGAAGAGGTCAAGCAGTCTGATGCAGCCAAATCTTATGATGCCGCACAGCAAAGCCTAATAAAACTGCAAATGGGGCAGGAAGCCTACGCACGAGCCGCAATCATGGCGATGGACGCGACCGACGATGAGGTGGTGGCATTGCTCGCATTGCATGACCAGACTGTGGCACTTGAGGCCGCACAAAGGCAGCAGCAAAAAACTGATCAACTTTTCACGCAGGGTGCAAATAAAATCACCGACATGAAAGATCAGATCGATTTGCTGACAGGAGCCGCGACGACAGCACAAATCGAGATGAGAAAGCTGTCCCGAGCCGGTTACGACGAAGAGCAAATTAAGGAAATCGGCAGGCTGACGGAGCAAACGGAAAAACTCAGAGCAAAGGCCGCAACAGGACCGGGTGGCGGTGCGGGAGGGCTCGACAAAGCGATGGCAAGCCAGTCTAAGGCGTCGTTTGCGGGATCATCCGAGACAGCCAGTCTGTTTCTTCGTGGTATCGGTGGAGACTCGGGAGGCGTGCAGCAAAAGCAGCTTGCAGCACAGCAAAAAATGGTTACAAGCCTCGACCTGATCGCCAAGCAAGGCAGTCCCGCAAGTTCCGACGCAATCACAACCGCAAATTTTGTGTGAACCATGGCAATATCAGTTGAAATGCTCGAAGAATCAACATCGGAATACATCGCAAGCGATGGAAAGCCGGTGATCGAGATTACCGAAACGTACTTGATGCAGGACTCAACCAGCAGCCGAGTCTACATCAATGCTGCGCGACTAAATTTTCACGCTGCGACCGGGATCATTCCGGGGGCCGCACACGCCTCCACGTCGGTAATGCGATATCGCAAAGTCGATCCAAAGCGAATGCCGACGCGGCAACCGTATCAGCAGTGGACGGTGGCGTGCACAGCAACCACGGACTGTCCGCTAATTGACGACCCAAATCCCGCCAACAGGAGATGGAAGCGATCGGTTACCGACAGCGATCAACAGCGTTTCATTTTTCGAGATCGCAACGACAAATTGATAGTAGACGCAGCCGGATCGCCGTTTGACGGTGGTGTTCCAGTCAACGTCAAGCTAATCACCTACAAGTGGCAGCATAACACGGATTGGAGCCAGTACGATCTGGGCCGAATCGGCAACATCTCAGGCACAATCAACAGCGATACTTTTTTGGGTAAAGAGCCGCATACACTAATGCTGACGTATGCCGCAACCGAGGAATTCGAGGGAGAATACCATTTCGCCAGCGAGGAATTCACAATCATTTACGATCCGCAGGGGTGGCGACCAAAGCCAGCCAATGCCGGACTGTACGAGTTGTACTCCAGTTCAATTTATTCGAACGCAACCAAACGACGCCGAATCAAAGTCGATGGAAAAGACGCGGTCGAGCCGGAGCCGCTGACCAGAGCCGGGGCGGTGATCCCCTACACGCAAAGGCCAGACGCTTGCAATTTCATAGCCGTCGATTACTACCGTGAGATCGCATTCAGTGATCTGGGGCTACCGACAACATGAGCGAGCAATTTAATTTATCAAAGAAATCGATACGCGGGCTAGCGAGAAACAACCGCGAGCAACGGGGCCGACTCGCGCCAATTACTCAGGTGAGCCGCCGGGTCGTCGACGTGTTCCAGCCGGTTCGGATGATTGTGATTCAACGAAACGGTATCGGTGGAATCGACGAAAACGCAGCCATCACTCGGGGAGGCGGGGTTTTTTCTGCTGCCGTACTGGACGACGACTCCGCCGATGACGTGCAGGATTTGCAAGACCCAGAGAAAAACACAGTCGTCCAAGTCTCAGCGAGATTCATTTCGACGGTGCTGTTTACCGGACAGGAGTTTGTCGGCTGCGGACAATTGACGCCGTTTTCCGATCAGGCGAACGCCAACACAACCTTCGATGTGATTAGTTCACCGGGATTCACGCAGTTTCACGCAACGTATCGCGACGGGACAGCTTGGAATTGCGAGGTAGACTACCGGACAGTCAGTAGCAACTCAAGGGCCGCAATCGCGAGCCGATGTCGGGTAAACGCAAGCAATCGCACAGGGCAGACGCTCGTTGATGGCCAGCGGGTGATAGTTCAACTTGATGCGGTTTATGGATGGGTGATTATCGAATTCTTCTGCGCGGACGGCTACGTAGATCCGAGCGTGGATCCCGGAATTGACGGGACCGGGGGAGGATTCCCGCTACCATGACGACACGACACCGAAAATGCGGGTGCGACTGCAACGACCAGGCGCGATGGGTCGAGGACGATGGCATCACTCAGGCTACGTTCGATTGCGGCTGCGCGGACAACGCCAAACCGCCGTGTGTTTACTACGCAAATTTTGAATGCGCAATCACATACAACGGAGACATTTTCCCGCAAGTCAGAGCAGGAGTGTTGCCGTATGCTCGCGGGACAAATTATCACGCAGAGCAGCTAAGGCCAACGTGCAAATGGGGGCCAGCGGGTCGATACGTTTCGTTTCGAGGTCAAAATAACACCTCGTTCTTCGCGAATACCAAAGACTCATTGTATTACGCGGCGAATCACGAATCATGCACTTGGGATGACGTATTGCGGCTCGGTTACGTGCATCCCGGCGGTTTTATCACTGGCTCGTTTGATGTGGGACGATTTCCAGACGCATGGCAAGCCATGGAGCAAGATATTCGGTGGTCGCTTTCGATAACAGAATCGCCGGTGACGCTGACGCATTTCGGCGGCGCGAAGTACGTTCAAAAGACGGAAGAAACCTGGGATTGTTTTGGGCCGAATACGTTATGGCTAGACCGCGATCCCGCAGAGTATGGTGACTACTCGACTCTCCCAACATTTGTCTGCGTGACACCCGATGTTTTTGCGGCCAAAAGCGAGCCGACAAGCTGCAGGCAGTGTTACGCGACGACGATCCCAGCAATTTCCGCGACAGGCGTTTCGATCCCGAGCCAAAGACTTGAGTTTTTACGAGCGGGAACCGAAGACGAGGGAGAGAATTTCTTTGGATTCGAGACACGGGGCAACGTCAATTCACCGTTTTTATTCAAGGGAAAAACGGAACTTGACGAGCTCGAAGGGCGCGAGTTTTGCCAGTTAACGTTTGTCGATCCAATCGTTAGTGGGCAGACATCGCGAGCCAGATTGCAATTCCCAATCGACTTGGACAATTACGGATCGCAGTATTTTGGGAATTATGAGTGCGATCAGTTTGCCTGCGGTGAGGAAAACACTTTCGTTCTCTCGTCGGGGTCAGCATTGTGGCCAGCAACATTGACGCTCACGCCGGGAAACTGCACGAGAAGCGATCAGCACATGTGGGGACCGTGCTGGAAATCTGACGGTCCGCTATCGTGGGAGGATGGTTATCCTCGCGGATCAACTGAGGAATCCCGCAGGAATTGCTGTGATCCGTGGTGTTCGTGCGCTCCGGGCTGGCTCAAGGTTTTCAATCCAAGCGGGGCCAATCTGATACAATCATTTGGCGGGCTTATCACGCCAGTAATCGCAGGACAGTCATTTTGCGAGGGGGGCCGATACGGGCTAAATTCCCCAAACAGCGTCAGTCGAGAGTGGTGCTTGCCGACAGTCTACGCAGCCGACGGGACCGCGCACGAAGTCTGCATGGTGCTGTACTGCGGGGAACTGGGCGGGGGCGTTACTTGGCTGATTGATTGGTATTGCGACGGGACGTTTGTCGCCACGAGAAACATGAATCAGGTGTTGAATTGCTGCCCGAATCAAATGTCGCAATTGGGGCCGGAAATGCCGTGCCTGCCGGGGGCCGTGCTTTGCGTGGGGATCAATATCGAGCCGGTTTGTGAGCCGTTGTGTTGCGACACCCAGCCAAACACCCTGTACATCACATTCACGAGCTCTTGTCCGGGACTGACTGGCCAAACCGTCGCGTTGACGCGAGTCAGCCAAAATTACTGGCTGAATCCGTTCGTGTTTTCTGGCTTTTACATCATTGATTTGACGTGCGTGGGCGGAAATTGGACGCTAGGAATTTATGCGACCGGATGCACGACATATCTTTACAGCAACAACATTTCATGCGAGCCGTTCATCTACGGTAACTTTCCACAAATCACACTAACCTGCGTGGGTCCGCTGTGCAGCGTTGGTGACACGGTATCGGTGGTGCTGTCGATATGAGCAATCCAGAGTGTGAACAATTCTCAGGGCGATTAAGGGAAATCTGCAACGGGACCGCATTGGTTGATGGGGCTCCAATCAATCCGGAGCACGTCAAGCATTTTCGGGCGATGCATGGGCTTGAACCGGGTCCAGTGTGGAAGCCGGGGGACAAGCCGCGAGGACTCGGCGACGTAATCGCGACCGTGACGCATTACACTGGGATCGCCGCTGTGGCGAAGGCAATCAATCCTGATTGTGGGTGCAGCAAGCGACAAGAATTCTTGAACAAAAAACTACCTTTCGGGGGGAATCCATAATGGCAGCAGTCAACTGGACTGGCAACGCGACCGGGATCAAGCAGGTCGCAACCATCACGATCGGCGGGACGTGGGTGCAGGGCGACACGGTGACAGTCGGCAACTCCACCACCGGCAAAAGCATCGTTGTCACAATCGGAGCCACAGTGACAGTGGCAGGGGTCTGTACGGCCATCGCGCAAGCGTTCAATTCGACGACGCCGATGACTGACACGACAGCCAGCTATCAGCCGGTGACGGGTGGCAAGGGCATCCCGGAAATGGCACTCGCAACCGCCGTTGCAGGGACTACCACAGTAGTAATTACCGGAGTCACAGCAGGCAGGCCGCTGGGCACGTTCACGATTGCCAAGACATCCACAGCTGGGACTGCATCAATCGCCGCGACGACGGCAGCGACAGGGCCAAATCACTGGGATAATACCGCAAATTGGTCGACTGCGACCGTGCCAGTGGCTGCAGATGACGTGACGGTAGACCGGCCAGTGTCGATCCTCTACGGGCTCGGGCAATCAGCAGTGACGCTCGCATCACTGACGGTCACGCCGCGATTCAGCTCTTCGGCACAGATCGGGCTACCGTTCCGCAACGCAGGCGGGTTCGAGGAATTTCTTGCGACGGAGTTGGCGATTTCCGCGACGACAGTAACCATCGATACCCAAAGCAGGCTGATTAAATTGAACCTGGGTAGCGTCCAGTCGACGATCACAGTCTATCGCACTGGGTCCAGCAGCGAGACGGGTCGCAACGCTCTGCAGATCCGGGGGACGCACGCCAGCAACTCGATTCAGATAATCGGGTCAACCCCAAACGCGACAGCCGCTGACGTGGGGATCGCAACTAACGGGGAGCTTGCAACGTTCGCCACCGTGCGGCAGGACACCGGGACGCTGACGATTGGTCAGGCCGGGGGCGGGACGGTGACGTTGACGACGGTGACAAAAAACGGGGGCACGTTGGGGCTCTATGCTGCCGCAACCACGATCACCAATTACGCAGGGGATCTCTACCATTATTCGGGAGCAGTCACGACAGCGAGCCATTACGCTGGCACATGGTACGATCTGACGACTGCCACCTACGGGACGCTGACGACCGAGGCCGTGTACAATGCGAGCGGAGTTGGGTCCAAGACGATCACCAGCACGACGGTTTCCGCCGGGGGCTCAATTGTGGACACTTCAGATCGGGTGACCTACACCAACCCGATCACCTGGAGAGGGACGCTGACTGTTACCTAGTCGCGGGAGACATCTGGATCCCAATTAAGTCGCCAGCAGGCAGGCCGGACCAACTGAGTTCGGCCTGTTTTTGCGCGCTCGCATCCACAGCCGCCCACTGCCTCATCTCTTGCACCGATCCAACGCCAGCCGCGAGGGTCCAGCCGATGACGCAGGTGGCCGCAATCAGTCCGATTTCACGCATGATCTTCTCCTGGAATCGGGTGTTTTTCCAATCTCGGAAGATTGTATCGTGAGAATTACCCATGAAAAATAGGGGTTTCGGAAAATCCTGAAAAATCTTCCGAAAAACTGCATGACTGGAGTGGACAATGTCGAAGTAGAGAGTATAATACACATGTCGAGCCAACGTGGCCGACGCGAACCAAACCCAAAAAAGGACCGAGACCATGACCAAGACTGCCGATCAAATTGTTGAAGAAATTAAAATGCTGTCCACTGATGAAATCGTTGCCACAAACAGTGGGACGCATTCGCTAGACCCACAGTTTTTTACTTGGTCCGTATTTGAACGACTCGACGGGACGCAATACACGGTCGGAGACGCAGATTCCGGTGCCGGGTATACTCGCAAGCTAAAATATGAGTCTGCGATGTCACGACGGACAGCAATTGCTGCCCTACAGCAATTGCTGGTCACCGCAAAAACGGAAGCCCAGAAAAATAAGAACTATGTCGAAAGCCTGAATCGTGGCTGGGACGGATATCAATTCGTCGGAGTCGCTGAGGGAGCTCGCCGAGCCGCTCTCGTCCGCTGATCAACACAACCCAAGCCCGTCACATGTGCGGCGGGCCAACTAACTTGAAAGGAACGAGACAATGGCAAGCCAATTTTATCGCGACGCGCTCGCCTGCCTCCGTCGCATGGGATTCGTGCGATACAACAAAAGCCGATCTGGCAGCGTGTATTATCGACATGAGCAAACCGGCGTTGCCGTCCGGGTCGCGGACCACGAGGTTCCGCAAACCGACGAACGAATCCACGACGGATCACGGTGGTCCAATGGCTGGAACGTGCTGATCGGAGAAGAGTGCGACAAATTGGACGCCGCACGAGAACTGGTACACGTGCGGCAAGACGTGCGCCGGAAGCTTAGGCTCGCGGCGCAGAAGTAACAACCCCAAGCCCGTCGCATGTGCGGGGGGCTAACTAACTCAAACAAGGAACGAGACCATGAAAACACAGATTGCAACGTCATTGCGATTTGGTGGACGAGAAGTGGACTTCAGAGCACATACGATGGACGGTCCCAAAATCACAGTTCGGCAGGGTAAGTTTGCCCGCCGAATAGGTAAAAAATATGGATTCTCCGCATTGTCCGTGGAGATCATCCGCTGGGCGGACGGACAGAAAACAATCGCAATCAATCATTCCCCCGACGAGTTCGGGAACACCTGCAGCGTAGTCTGGCGGCACCGGACCGCCAGCCTGAAATCGTGCTCGGCCGTGACGCACTGGCGACACCAGCAAATGCAATCCGGCCTGATGTGACAACCCAAGCCCGTCGCATGTGCTGCGGGCCAACTAACGAGAGGAGGAAATCGTGAATCAAGGATTTAGGAAACACAATTATCCATCAGGAGACAAAATGAATCAACCATTACCAAAACTTAAACAAGGCACGTGCGACATGTGCAGACGTGTCGATTTAGTCGAACACACTATCGACCCTTACATTTATGAAGTATGTGACCGTACTGAATGGGTGACGCTGTGTGCAGACTGTTTACAGACTCGTCGTGACGACATTTGAAAGGAGAAATAATGAACGAAAGAATCATAACAAAACTATTTGACGGAGAATTCCGAGGACAACCCGTCACATTTGTGGCGGGTCACTAACCATAAAACCGAAAGAAATCATGACCGAAAAACCACTGTCCCCGGCAATCAGCATCCGCCTGATGCCGGACACGCTAAAAATTATCGCTGGCTCAGTCGTTCTCAGGAGTCTGAATCGATCGGAGGCAATCGAACATCTCATTCGTCAAGGTCTAATTGCGATTGGAACTGTGGGAAGAGCCCACAAATTCCTGCCGCGTCCAAGCATGGGGCCGAAGCCGGGGCACAAATTCACGGAAAGGACTTTGCTGGCTCAAAAGAAAAAGTTGGCCAAGTCAAAATCCTGAATTCCTCACGGGTCGAGATTGACGGCAAAAACTGCCGATGCTAATTTGGGACGAAATCAATACCAAATCCATACCAAATCGAGCACATCACAAGTGACGCGACATCCTGAGCCAATTGATCCCGACAAAACCTACACCATCGACGCGCTGGCGGCTGCCGTGGGATCGAGCCGCAGGACGATTCGCGGATGGATCAGGCAGGGGCTGACGTCAGTCAAAAACGGGCAGGTAGTTTTCATCGTCGGGAGCGATTTTTGCGATTGGATTAAATCAAAAAAGGTCAAAAAATGATCACAATACTTGCGTGGATTGCTGGGCTTTCGGTGGTGGAAATCATCGTCGCCGCGATCTGGGCCGCGAACAAAATGCGATGAATCAAGGATGGCCGAGCCGGTGCGGTCGAATCGGGGAATGATTCCCTGAGGTATTCCCGCCGGCCGTTCAAATCAAGTGGACATCCCTCGCAGCCGGTGCAGCGTGTTGCTGGGTTCACGCCGGAGCCGATCGTCTGACAATTGCGATTCTGCGAGGGGTGTTTTCTGTTCCCGAAGTCTGTTTCGGGAACATCTGGGAAATCACGAAAAAACAAGGGGGATGACATGGAAACGCCGCGAGAGATGTTTTTTGATTCGACGTGGATTAGTCAAGACAACCGCGAAGCGCTGCAATGGGGCCAAGGTCGCATCCAGTATCTGGAGGAACAGGCGAAAGCCATGCTTGGTGTGTTCAGTGAAAAAGAGCGACGCATCGCAAGCCTGCAATCGAGCCTTGAGGAACAGGCGAAAGCCATGCTTGGTGCGCGCAGTGAAAAAGAGGAAGAAATCGCAAGCCTTGAGAAGCACGCAAGCGAAATGGCGGAGTTTCTCGAGCAGATAGAGAAAAAAATTGCAGATCTTGAATCGCACCTGCATGAACGTAATGCGACGATCGATGAGCTGAAAGCCGAGATCAAGCTGTCCCAGGCGGCCGTCTCGGGAACATCAGAAAAATCACGAGAAAACAAGGGGGATGACATGGGGGATATGACTGCGGCGAAAATCACCGGACACAGGATGATTTTTGAGGACGTTGTTTTACATCTCAAAAATGGAATTCACATAGATCTTCGGGCAACATCCGACGACGCAGCGTCGATTATTTGGGCCAGCGAGCGGATCAATGAACTCGAAATGGCCAACAAAAAACAAGGTGATGAAATGACGGAGACCAGCGACGAGGCACTGCAACAGAAGTTGTTTAAGCGATTGAATGATCTCGCGGCCCACAAACCGACGAATCTGGAATCGGACGAGGACCGACACCAGCGACATCGACGCGAACGAATGATGGATGAGGTCACGCTGATTTGTGTGCGTGGCGGGATAGAGCAGGTGGATTCTGGGCGAGCCCCAGAGAAAACTTGGGGTCGACTGGCCCGCGACAGCGCCGAAAACATCTGTGACGGAATCATGGAATTCGACGCGAAACAATAACCACGGAGGGGGGATGACATGCTCAATCTGTCAGGAAAGATCGGGGATCAGTTTTTTATTAACGATGACATCGTTATTTGGATTGTAAAAAACGCAAACGGTGTTGTGCAACTCGGGTTTGAAGCACCAAAAAAACATGTGATTCACAGAAGGGCTGTATACGACAAGATTAAAAGCGAGGGTTCGCTTGCCGAGCGTGGCAAGGTCAAGACGGAGGACAATTGACATGGTTCGAGACGTGATTATCAGCGGAGCAATCGTCGTGATTTGCTCGCTTGCAGCGTGGTGCTTGAGGATTGAATGAGATGAATCAGCCGCAGGAGATTGACTTACGGCAGCTAAAGTTTCGCCGTGAATTAACAGACAGACTTGAGGATGTTATTCGGAACTCAGCAGGAAGCATGATTGCGGTTTGCCCCGAGTTTAATCCGTTGTTTCCGGGCTTCCTGTGGGAGGAGCGAGGGATCTTGTTTAAGGCGGAACTAATCCGACCAACCTACCGAATCACGCAGATGAACAAGCCAACGGAGGGTGATAACAATGAAGCAGGCTGAAATTGTCGCAAGGCCTCACACGCCAGAATGGTACGCGGCACGCAATACCGGGATCGGGGCCAGTGAGATCGCCGCAGCAGCGGGACTCGGGAAAGACGAGGGATGTTATCAGACTAGCCTCGAAGTCTTTTTGCGAAAGATGGGGAGGCTGCCACCACTCGAAGAAACCGAACCGATGATCATGGGAAGGCTGCTGGAGCCGGTTGTCCTAACCAGGTTCCACCAAATCACGCAGACAGTCCCGCTGGATCCGCATCCACCAATGTTTCGCAGTATCGCACGGCCGTGGATGACAGCGACGCCAGACACGATCCTATCTGAGTCTGAGCTAGTCGAGGCGAAGACGACAACGTGGCGAATGAACAGTCGATGGAACGAGGAGGACACAGATCAGATTCCGGGGCAGTACCTATGTCAATGCCAGTGGCAAATGGCGGTGATGGGGGATCATGTTCAGACGGTATTTGTGCCGGTTCTTTTCGATGGGGCAAAAACAAAAATATACAAGGTCGATCGCAATGAACTGATGATTGGCTACCTTATTGACGCCGGGCAGGAGTTGTGGGAACGAATTCAAAATGACGATCCCCCCGAGCCGAATTGGGAGCACGAATCGACGCCGAAGCTTATCAGGGAGATGCACAGCGACATCAATGGGCAGGTGGTCGAGCTTGAGGACATCACAGCCGACGCATGGTTTTCCTACGAGTCACTGGGCAAGCAAGTCAAGGAGCTGAATGATCGACGCGAGCGATACAAATCCGAGGTGCTGTATGCGATCGGGGACAACTACGCAGGCGATCTCGGGGATGGTCGAATTGTCCGCAGAAAGCTGATCCAGAAACCGGGATACCTTGTTGGTGCGTCATGTTACATTGATTTCCGAGCAACCAAAAAACCGAACTGAGTGCGGTCAATCACTCACATTTTACACCAAACAGGAACGAGACATGAAAGAAATTAAAATAGACGACGTCAAGGCTATCGTCCATCTGACGCTACCGATCCCTGAGAGGGGCGGGGTGGTTGTCCTGCAGGGCGCAAACGGCTGCGGAAAATCAACCGCACTTGACGCGATCGCAACGGCTGCGGGAGCCAAAGACCGAGGGCTTACAGCACGAGACGGGGCCAAATTTGGAAAAGTAACCGCACCGGGAATCACGCTGCGTGTGGCCAAATCAACGACGCGAGCCGGGGAACTGGAGCTCCAATCGATCGAGGGCAAACACTCGATTGACAAATTAGTTGATCCCGGTTTTGTCGATCCCGAGGCATCAGATCGAGCCAGAATTCGTACGTTGATTCAATTCGCCGGGGTTGAGCCGGACATCGGGATCTTCGATGGGGTTGAGGGGTATGACCACGCCAAGAATCGCGTTGTCGAGTCGGAGGACGTTCTGAAAATTGCCGCAAATCTCAAGGACGAGATCGAAAAGTTGGCGAGATTCTCCGAGAATTCAGCAGCCGCCGCGACCGCCAGAGCATCGCTGCTGTACGAGCAGTGTCAGGGGATCGATTCGACAATCGAGCGGGATGGGGATAAGCTGCGGGCTTTAAGCGAACAAGCAATTCGCGATCTTGCCGAAATCCAGGGGTCTGCGCAAGCCAGACAAGAGCAACGATCGCAGTGGATTACGTGCAAAAGCCAGCTTGACCAAATGGCCACTGACTACAAGCCGATGAATGAAATCGAGCACAAGATCAAGTGGTGGGAAACGCGAGCCCGCGAAACGCAAAATGAAATTGATTTACTGAAAGTCAAGCTCGTCGACGCTCAAAGCAACCTAAAATCGTGGATGCAGGAGCTTCGGCACACACAGCAGATCGAAAAATCACAGCGGGAACTGCGGGCTGTTGTGGACGCTGGCGAGCCAATGCTAATCGATGGCAAGTACATAACCGAAAGGGTGGTTGCCGTCGAAAACGCGAGGCATCGCGAACAAGCAGGTGAGATCCAGCGAAAAAAACACATCGACCGAGACGGGGCTGACAAGTGGCAGCGGGTAGCGGATCACGATGCCAACTTGGGAAAGTATTGCCGAGCCGGGGCAGCCAAAATCGACGGTATCCTGTCGGAGCAAATCAACAGACTCGGGGTCGATCTCGCGGTTATGAATGGCCGACTGTATTACGACACATCGCGGGGGCCAACGCTATACGATGATCTGTCAGCCGGGGAACGATGGCGGATCGCTCTTGATATTGTGATCGAGATCGCAGGGGCTGACAGTCTACTATCGATCCCGCAAGAGTGCTGGGAGGCACTAGATCCAGCAAACCAAATGGCAATCGCGAAACATTGTCAGTCGCGTGGCGTGGCGTTGTTCACGGCCGAGGCGACCGATGGGGAGTTGCGTTACAAGATGTTTTCAACTGAGTGAATTTACGACACAAGTTTAACAAAAAAGGAAATGACATGAGCAACGGAACGACGAAACAAACCGAGATCGTCAAGCAAGATGACAAGCCATTTGCGGTGAGATACACGCCATTTGGTGAAAAAAATGAAATCAGCCTGAGTGTCAACGATGTGACAAATTTCATCGCCGCCAAAACGAAAAGCGGAAAGGTAGCAACCGCCAAAGACATCATACTTTTTATGAAGCTTTGCCAGGCAAATGGGCTCAATCCTTGGGTTCGCGACGCATACCTAGTTGGCTACGACGGCAACGACGGGCCGACGTTTACGATGATTACCGCTCACCAAAGCCTCTTGAAGCGGGCTGAGCTGAGCAGCGAATTTGACGGAATGGAATCAGGGGTGGTGATCGTGCGAAATGGAGAGTCCGAACCACAGCAACGAGCGGGAACGATTGTTTTGCCAGGCGAAACAATCGTCGGGGGGTGGGCAATAGTTTACCGACGAGACCGAAGCCGGCCGATTTGTTCGACTGTATTATTTTCGACATACACAACCGGAATGTCTCGATGGAAAGCCGATCCGTCAGGCATGATTGTCAAGGTGGCTCAGGGGTCCGCGCTTCGGCAAGCGTTTCCGTCGACGCTGGCGCAATGCTATCTGCGAGAGGAGTTTGAGCGTGACATTGAGCAAGGCGAGTCTCAGTCGTCGCGCCGGCAATCGGTCACGCAGCAGCAACCGACGCGACTAGTGATGACTAAGGAACTACTGAAATCAAAATCGGACGCGATCGCCACGCTACTTTCCCAACGATCGGAGTCGAACGAGATCCAGCAGGAAGCACAACAACAACGCGATGAGATGGAGGACCAGGAGCCCGAGCGGCAGCCGCTGACATCGACGCTGCGGGAGTGTGACACGATGCTGCAATCTGCGGGCATCGACTCGACCGACGCCGAATCAGACGCGGGGCCGTTTTCCTACCTTCTGCCGGACGGAATCACGATCAAAATTGGCAACGGGCTGGACGAAATGAAATCGCGGAGGGGACTCGCAATTCTCGACGCGATGAAAGCGGAGACACCGCAGATTGTCCGTGAGATGATCGAGCTGGCAAAGGTGGTGAAAACATGAAGAAAAAATCAGCCAGCCGCCGAACCGTCCCGAGAACCAGGGCTGGGGGCGAGTGGACGGAGGCGGAGTTCTGGAGCTTTATACGGTCGGGGCTGCGGGAAAAATCCAGACGATGGCCGCCGCTCGTGCGACAGGTTTTTGATGCTGCTCGAAGAAAAAACCAGAGCGAAAATCGGAGACTTAAATGGCAGTATCAGTGTCGACGATGTGAGGGGTGGTTTCCACGCAATCAAGTCGAGGCGGATCATGTTTTGCCATGTGGGTCGCTCAGGTCGTTTGCGGATCTTGAGGGGTTCGCCGAGCGTTTGTTTGTCGAGGTCGATGGGCTGCAAGTGCTGTGCGCAGATTGCCATGCGTGGAAGACTAACGAGAAAGGAAGGGAGGGGTGAAGCGTGGTGGACCTGACAAGGCCATGCGGGAAATGTGGCAATGTGGATCGGTATAGCAACGGAAGATGCAAGTCATGCCACAAAACTTCACTAGCCAAGTATCGTCAGTCGGACAAGGGTCGCGCAAAAATACGAGCGTGCCGTCAGTCGGACAAAGTTCGCCAAAACCGCAATTTGACAAAGCCATGCGGCAAATGCGGGGAGATAGATCGGTATAGCAACGGAAGATGCAAGCCATGCCAAAAAAAGTCACTAGCCAAGTACAATCAGTCGGACGAGGGTCGCGCAAAAAGACGAGATTACAATCGCCATTGGCGTCAGTCGGACGGAGTTCGCGCAAGACAGCGAGAGTACAAACGCCATTGGTGTCAGTCGGACGAGGGTCGCACAAAACAGCGAGAGTACCAACGCAAGCAACGTGAGTCTGCTACTGGCCGTCAACGTTATTTGGAAATCCAAGCCAAATACAAAAAAACGCTATTTGAATTCAGTCTCCAAAACCAACAAAAGGTAATCGAACAATGTCAACAGAAATTAACACAACCGAACGAGATCAGTTAATTGAGATCCTGCGAGCCTCAACAGTGACTGCGATCGAGTCGATCATAAAAATGGCGCACGCCACCAAGCGACTCACGGAGATGGGCGTCGATGTAACTGATCTTGGGCTAGGGATTTCAGGGGGTCGCCGGGATGCGTTGATCAACATCGCTAACGAGAACCTAAATCCGAAGGTATATCAATCGCTGGGTCATCGACCGCAGCTTTTGCGGTTGGTTTGCACGCTTCCGCAAGAGGAACAAAACCGATGGGCCAACGGCATCCCTGTCAAGGTCTATCTGTTAGACGCTGAGGATGATCACATTCTTGCCAAGCCGGATCAGCTCAACCAGAAACAAATCAAGCAAGTCTTCGCGCAATCGGGTGGGCTCAGGACCAAGGCCGGGCAACTGGAATGGCTCGCCGCAAACACAGATCGATCCCAGGTCACGCTGGTTCCATCGTCGGAGGTGCGGATCGGCAAGGGGTTTGTCGAGTTCACGGGGCCGACGATCCAGACGACGGCGGATCTGCTTGAGTTGGTCAAACGACTGACGGAGAAGCGAGCATGACGCACGTGAGCGAGCACGATCGATTCCTCCTGCAATTCGACGAGCCGCAGGAGGTCGAGATTGCATGTCGAGTAATTTGGGGCCAGCGGATGCACTGGGCCGTGCCTGAGTGGATTGAGGGTGGATTCCATGCTGGATGGATTGCAACAGCAGACGGGCTGGGGCCGGTGTGCAGCCTCAAACCAAGCCGGGGTATTTACCCTAGGATCGTGATGCTGACCGACAAAGGACGACAACAACTGGGGCTGCCGATCGCACGACCGACGCAGCCGAAACCGAAGCCGAAAACTCTTTTTGATTGAGAATCATGGCTGGCGACTGGTTGAAAATCGAAAAGGCGACGGCAAGGAAGCCAGAAGTCTGCGGAATCGCTGGCGAGCTGGGAATCAGTCTCGACGAGGCATTTGGAATCTGTTTTCGATTTTGGTGCTGGGTCGACGACAACTTCACGACTAACGCTGCGAGCGTTAGCGAAACGTCAATCGATGCGTTAGTGGGGCGCAGCGGATTTGCATCCGCCATGAAAAAAGTGGGGTGGCTGCAGTCCGATGAGCAGGGAATCAAAATCCCCAACTTCGAGCGACATCTGTCGAAAGGTGCTAAAACAAGGGGCCAAACCGCAAAACGAGTCGAATCGCATACGAAAAACAAACGCGAAAAGCGTTACGACGCTAACGCAGACAGCGTTAGTTTTGCGTTACCAGAGAAGAGAAGAGAAGAGATGAATACAGATATGGGGGTTGAGAAAAAATCCCCTTTGATCGTCAAGGCGCAGCCGAAGACGGAGTTCCCCGAGGAGCTGGACACTCCCGAGTTTCAATCAACCTGGGCCGAGTGGGTTCAGCATCGGATCGAACTCAAGAAACCGATGAAACCAACAAGCGCCAAAACCCTCCTAAAAACGCTTGCAAAGGCAGGGGAACGAAAAGCCATCGAATCTATCACGCATTCGATCGCAAACGGCTGGCAGGGCGTTTTTGAGCCATCAGCGGGGGCGGTGGGCAATCAGAAGGATATGTTTTCTGGAATTCGATCGTTTATGGAGGATACCGATGAACAAGGCCGATTTTTCACAGGGGCTGACGATGCTGGAAGCCACAACGGGTCGCAAGGTTCCAGCCGAGCAAGCGTCCGCGTGGTTCAGAATTTGCTCGGATCTGACGCTGGAGCAGTGGGAAACCGGGATCAGTGAGACGCTTAAAACAAACACTTTCGCCGGGTTGCCACCAATCGGACTGATCCGGCAAAACGCAATCGGTCGGCAGCCAGCAGAACAGGACCGATCTTTACTGGCGTGGGATCGGGTGCTCGAAGCAATCCGCGAGCACGGAGGATACCAAACCGTCAAATTTGATGATCCAGCAATTCACGCGGCGATCCGCTCCTGCGGGGGCTGGGTCGCGTTGTGTGAGCAGGAAACCGAGCAGATGATCACGTGGACAAAGAAAGCATTTTGCGATGCGTATCGAGCCCACATCGCAAGCGGGCTACTCACGGCAGTCGCAGCCGCCAGATTGCCAGGAATTATCGCTGCAGAGCACGCAAAGTGCGGATACGACCAGCCAGAGGCAATCGAAGTGACCACGCACCTACCGGCCATAAAAATACGGGTCGCAGACAATCCCGCACCGACAAAAAAGATCGCCGACAAACCAGAATACTATCAAGTCGGTCAGCGTGTTCCCGATCCGTTTTTTGAGTCGTCGGTTAGTGAGGAGCCCGCGAAAACCGCAATGACAATCGAGGAGCAGCAAGCTAAGATCCAAGCCGCAAAACAGGCATTGCGAGAAAAATACGGAGTTTAACACCGGCAGCGATCCTTGCGAGTAATCGCGTGACCACTACTCGTCGCGCTGTCGGTGATCTGTTTCCCGGCGTGGTAGTGGGGCTGGCATCCAATGCTGTTACGCGGGGTTCGAGGGGTTGATGCCTCAGCTTAAATGACGAATAAATAACGCCCGCATTTTTTCAAAAAAGGGAGAACATGAGACAAACACGAACGCTGGAAGGTCGAAGAAAAATGGTGCGGAAGTTCCGGGAATCCGGCCAGACCGCAACGGAGTTTGCCAAGGACAATAAGCTAAATTACAGCACGTTTTACGGATGGGTGGAGAAGGAAAACACTGCGGAATTTAAGTCCGATGAAGCAAAGCGCAAGGCAGCGGAAACCATCCGGCTATTCGAAACTGGGATGACTGTGGAAAAGATCACGAGCGCGTTACGAATCGCCAGGGTCACAGCGACGAAGATTTTAGTCGACGCGAAGAAAATTGAGGCAAAACCAACTCACGTATTCGTTGACCCAGACGGCCAAAGTCGACGCGAACGAATCGAGATCCTGCGGGCCATGTGCCGAGACAAATTGACGAGGCCGATGGCTGCGGCCAAGTTCGGGATCAAGCTGGCGACAATCGAGTCATGGGTAAAAGAGGCGGTGTTTTACGGCCAGATGAGGGAGGTGTCGAGATGGTGAGTTCGATTACGCTAAATGAGATCGCAACGATCTTGAGGCGACCATACGAGGTGGAGGTGTGCATCAAGGAAGGCGATAAATCGGTCTGCAAAGAAACGGAGCAAAACACACTTGATGAACTGCAAAAACTTGTCGCCAACGATGGTTTGCTGATTTGGCGATTCCCCGAGTCTGGCGGGATGGTCGTAAGGCTTAATTGATACAAGGAGCCGGATGATGATGATGAACAAGAAGGAGAGGACGAGGAATGAAAAAGACAGTTGATCAGATTGGTCCAACTTGGGGATTGCGGCTGATTGCGTCGCTGCCGATGCAGGGCCACGCATACGATTTACTGACGGAGGAGGAACTAAAATCGATAAAGCTCCATTCAGCAAAGGCGGCGTCTGCGTACGAAATTGTTTTAGGAAATTATTGCGTCCAAAAAACTCGCGCAGATGCCGCAGTGAAAGAGGTCGAGCGACTCACGACGGAAACTGGGAGGCTGCAAGGCGAGGTCGACAATAACCGGAGGAAGCAACACGATGACTGGGACTAATAAACACCTTGAGCTGTTAAACACTTTAATTGCCGATGGGTTTTTTTTGCTTGCTGATGATGGTGAAACGTTGGCGGCAATCGAATGGCTTATGGCCGAGGTCGAGCGACGGACGACGGAAAATCGAAGACTGAAAAACAAATGCAATTCGCTCTGGAAAGCGATCAACCAATCAACGCCGGAACATTACCCGAGCAAAGACGATTTAGAATGGGAGGTGATTCAGTGACAGACAAACAGGCGATTCAGCGATGGACGACGACGATTTTTTACTTCGAGGTGGAGGAAAGCGACGACGTCGATTTCGTGTTATTTGACGATCACGAAAGAATAGTCTCGGACATGCAAAACGAGATTGATAAACTGAAAATCGAAATCGCTTTTGCAATGGTCGCATCCGCCTGTCTCATCGGAATCGCTGTTCTCGCGGGTTAGCCGGTGGCTGTTGGAACTGACGGGGTGGTCAACGCGCGAGCGTTGCCCGAGCAAAGACGATTTAACATGGGAGGTGATTGAGTGACGAGCGAACAGACGATCGATCGATATGAGGAATACATTAACTTCCGAGGGAGTTATCGCAGTGAAAACGGCGAGTTCGTAAAATTTGAGGACCACGAAAAGACGGTCTCGGAAATGCAACACGAGATCGATAAACTGAAAATCGAACTCAGTATCGCAAACTCGGAAACAACAAAACTTGAAGGAGATCTGTACACATGTCAAGAATCGCTATCGCTTTTGCAATGGTCGCATCCGGCTGCCTCATCGGAGTCGCTTTTCTCGCGGGCCAGCCGGTGGCTGTCGGAGCTGACGGGGTGGTCACTGCGCCAACGGTGAGCTGGGTTTCGCTGTTAATGTCGCTGTTTACCGGATCAACGGTCGCATCAATCGCCGCGTTTTGGAGACAGTGGCAACCGACGATTAAGTCGGTGAGGGACACAATCGCACCTGGGATTCCAATTCCTCCTGCTGAGATCGAGCAGCAATTGCAGGCCGCAACCGAGTTGCTGCAGGCCGTTGTCGCGTTCAGCAAAAACGGAGACGCGGCAGCACAGAGGCGAATGGTTGTCGCGCTGATGACCGAGCTTGCGATGATTAGCGAAACGCAGTCCCCGGAGATTGCCGCAGCGGTCGGCGCATTGATGCAGGCCATCACAGCCAAATGGTTTCCGGCAGTGACGGAGGTGACAAAGTGACGGACTTAGAATTGCTATCGCTACTGAAGGTCCTCGGGTCGGTGCATGATGTTGCATTAAGCGAGATCGTGAACGGGCAACAGACAATGATGTTGGCGCTGGAAAAACTGTTCGCAGTTCACTCGTTTTCTCTTGCGGAAATACAGCGACTGCGGGCAAAAACCAATCGGCTGATCAGAGTCGTCAACTCAGAAGACGCCGACGGGGATCACATTTGCAATCCTCGCGCACTGTTGGCAGATTTGGTTTTGGAGGAAGGAATATGAGAGTCTTGGAGTGTGTGATGGATGTGTATCCGGCCAGCGAGGTGACAAAATGAATGCTTTACAGGAGTTGATCGATCTTATTGAAATTGCAGAATTGTCGCAGGGATTACCATGCGGAGTTGTGCATCGTAGGGTTCAGCGGGCTAAATACGCAGTTGGCGAAATCAGACGACTGCGGGCAAAAATCAATCGGCTGATTCGAGGGTATCAAGATTTCGATCTTCTCTCGAAAACAGAAGATCTAATCGAGGAGGAAGAAATATGAGATGGCTACCATGCGTCTTGATGCTGATAATCGGCTGCGAAATCAGCGCGAACGGGATATCATTCCATCGGCCAACGCGGCCAATCGTGCAGCCAGTGCCGATCCCAGAGGTCGAGGAAATCGGCGATGACCTGCGGGTGCTTATCGTCGAGGACGTTAGCCAGCGAGCAAATCTGAGTCAGGTGCAGCGTGCAATGTTGACTGGGAAAAACGTCCGCAAATTCATGCTTGACCACGCGACGCGGGACGGTGAAACCAACTTCCGCCTGCTGGACAAAACGACCAGATTGGACGGCAACTGGCAAGGAATGCTCGACCGTTCAAGCCCCAAGCCAGATCGGTGGCCATGGCTAATAATTGAAAATGGGGCGAGGCTGTCAAAGCCGTTGCCGGAATCGTGGGTCGAATTAAAGGCGGATCTTGACCATTTTGCGGGGGTGAAATAATGGCTACCAAAAGAGTGCCAAAAACACGAGTGGTGACGGTTTACGAGGTGATAGTTTCGTGTTTTAACACGCCAATTAGCTTGATTTGCGCCAACGTGGATAATTGCGAGGACGGTTTTTTGCACTGCGATCCCTGTCCAAGCCTATCGCCGGAATTTATGGCAGAGTGCGAAATGAATGAAAACAGCCGTCGCATTAAGCGCGAAACGTGGATCAACATAAATCAAATACAGGTTGTCGAAAAGCTAGGGGAACTCAATGAGTAGCATCAATTGGGGCTACGTGGTAGATCCACGGAAGCAATCTACGATAGGTGAGCCGGGATTGTGCGGGACGCTTGCGCCGCCCAGTGACTATCAGATGCCGGGGGTTGTCTCCTCGGGGACTCCGGTGCTGACGATCCCGTATGAGCGATGGCCGGAGGCAATCCGGCAGCAAGACGAGGATGAGTCGAGTCTCTATCATGTTTGGCAACGCTCGCGGATCGGCGTGCTAAATCAGGGTCAATCGTCGTACTGCTGGGCGTTTTCGTCGGTGGCGGGGATGATGCTGCAACGAGAGGTCGAGGCAAGACCGTTTCGCCGATTGTCGCCGTCTTCGGTGGCGGCGCCAATTGTTGGATACACAGATCGAGGCTACTACATTGAGTCCGCGCTCGAAGGGATGCGGACACAGGGAGTCGCGAGCGAAGATTTCGTCCCGATGCTGACGACCAATTCCCGCGATTTCAGGGGCGGTTGGCGAGACGATGCGGCAAGCAATAAAATCTCAATGGCCAGATCCATTCCCCGAGATCACCAAGCGCAGGGCTCAAGGTTATTCTTAGGCTATCCGCTAGTTGCCGCGCTCAATTGGTGGGGCCACGCGGTTTTGTTCCTGGCAGTGCTCGACCGATACCCATCGCGACCGGCAACAGATTACACTCGTTACGGAGTGTTGTTTGTGAATTCGTGGGGCACCGGATGGGGTCAGGGCGGGCTTGGAGTTGTCGAATACTCGCAGCAAATTGCGGATCGAGCGTACATCGTGGAGCAAACCGAATGAAATGCCTATTTGTTTTGATGCTGGTGATTCCAAGAACAATCTTGGGTCAGGGGCTTGAGATCCCGAGCGAATTTGAGATCCCGGATGATCCGGTGGGGTCGAGTGAGTTCCGGCTGGTGATTGCAGTTGCCGCGACTCCCGAGCAGGCCACCACTGACGATCCCATGCGAGCCAGCGTGATCGTGGAGGCCATCGACGGTGGCCGGGTGCGCTACGCGGGGTCAGGGACGTGCGTAAGGTCAAGCGGGGGCAAATGCCTCGTACTGACGTGCGAGCACATTGCGCGAGGGGTGAGCAGTCCACAGTATCGGGTGCGACAGGGGGGGCAATCATTCCCCGCGGTGTTGGTCGCATCGGATCGAAAGGTAGACGCCGCGGTGCTGACGATTAACGGTGACATCCCGGCTGCGGTGATGGCCAGCGACGATCAGTTGCCGCAATCGCTGGTCAGCGTGGGATCCGGTTCGAAGATCAATCACAAACTGATATCACGAGACAGAGGAACAATCATGACGGACGGACAGCAGGTCGAGGGAAGGTCAGGCGGTGGGCTGTTTGACGATGAGGGGCGACTCGTCGGCTTGATTAACGGCACGCGACTGGATCAGCGACAATCGGTCTACACGCCGGTATCGTTGATGCGTGGACTGATGCCGGTGGAGCTGGGGGCACTGGCTACGCAGGTCACGCAGGTAACATTTTGGACCGCTCCATTCCCGTGTCCGCCGTGCAATCGGTCGCACAAAAATATAGGAGCCGGTGATGCTTCAATAGTGGTGACGCGACAGGTGGGACCGGCCAAATGGATGACAGCGGAATGGCTTGCGAGTAATCTCAAAGCGGGTTATCCGTTTCACTCGTGGACGGGCCCAACGGGTGAGATGCACGTCATTTACGGATGCCAATCGCTCGACAGTCTGCGGGAAGCAATTGCAGAAAAAGCCAGTGCCGCAATCACGGAGAGCCAGCCGGAAGGGCATTTTGTCGGGGCCAGTATGATCCAGTCGGTGCTTGATTCTGTACGGCAGTATTTTCCCGATGGGTCGAAAATTAAAGTCGGCTGGCAGCGAGTCGGGGGCAAATCTGCATTGCTGGTGAGCGGGTCGCATGAGCTGGTTGACATCCTCGGAACAAGCGGCAGGATCGATATCCAAGTGGAAGGCTCGAGCAATGTCCCGCTGAGCAAACTGGGATTTGGTTATCGACTTCAGGCGGGAAAAATTGCGATCAAGCTGGATGAAGTCGAGTTCGATGTGCCCGGCGCTGATACGGTCAGCTCCTCGGGGGAGGTCGGCAATCCGGTGTTGATTGCACGGACAATCATTGAAGCCATTAAAATTGTTTACGATGTTTTGCATCCGACGATCGACGTTTACTTGGCGGAAAACATTGCTATCACAGCCACAATCGGGGAGACGTGTTCCATCCGATTCGACCGGGGCGAACCTGCAGTCAGGGCGCATTGGGCTTTTTTTATGGGGCTTTTGCGTGTAGAGTATTCTCGACCGTTGACAGGTTTGACGATTTGTGCTGATGAGATTGTGTTCGAGTTTCACAAGTCTCGGATCTATCGCGACGTGAAATTTCCGATCAAAAATTGATAAGCGTCATTGCGGTGATAGAATCCGCGAGGAGTGACGTGGCGGGCCGTGAGGGGAACCGCCGAATCTTTACACAATGGAGGGGGGTGATCTTGTCTACGGTGTTTGCGGTAATTGGGTGTGCAGTGACAGTTGTGCTGTGGGGGCTGTTGTGCTGGGTTCGCCGTCAGTATGGACTCGAAACGGCCGCGATGAGTCAAAGAATCAAGTACCAAAAAGCGTATACGGATTTGCTGTGCGATGAGCGCAACGTCAACCGCGAGAAGATTGTTGATCTTGAAGCCGATGTTGCCAAGCGAGACAAAACAATTGACGGCCTCATCGTGCAAATCGAGGGGCTCGACAAATCATACGAGGCGAAGTGCCGGGAACTGGCCGCACGAAATCTGGATCTTATCGAAATGCGAAACAAAGCAAGGGAAATAGTTTCAACGGCGTTTGCGCACGATCCAACGACCGAATCGGACCAGCCACAAAAACCACTGTGCGACAACTAAGGGGCTGGGCGATGGTTGAAAAAGCTGAAAAGACATCAATTGAAATCCCAACGGGCTGGGTCAAACTGCTTGATCGCCATGGCTGGCCAACGTTTTTGGTGTTCGTGTTTGGGTTAATTGCGTGGAATCTAATAACGTGGCTTCAACCGAGGTTCGACAAACTTCTCAACAACCACTTCGACACGGTTAATCAGCTAACCGAGACTCAGGCCGCGCAGGTGAAAAACGGTGAAATGCTAGTAAAAATCGCAGAGTCAGAGGTAAAAAAAACCGAGGTCATCTCGCAAAAAGTCGACGAGGTGCATCGGGTGATTGTGGGTGGAAAAACTCCAAAGGGCGACTGATTTGTGCCGCGATTTACTGAGCCAGCGACACGAGCAGAGGTCTACGGGGCACTGATCTTAATTGGTCTGATGCTCACGATTATTCACGACTCAATTGCAAGGCTAAGCGTTGCGCAAAAGCAAATCATCCGAAGAATTGACGAAATTAGCCTTGAGAAATTGACGCCGGTTCCGGTGTTTGTTGAAGGCGAGTTTGAGCGTTATTTGAAACAACTTGAGCAGAAATCAAAGGTAAAACCGTGAGTACAGGTCCGATCAATCCTACCAATCCCACGAATGTGCCAGCGATTGCAAATTGCGCTGACTTGCAGGCAAAACGCAGAGCAGAAGCGGCAAGAAAGCCAAATCTCAAACTGCGACTCCAGGCCGCAGAAGACCGACACAAGGCAGCGCAACTGCAGCTAGATGACTGCAGAACCGAACTGATGAAACACGAACACGCACTTCAGGGGCTGGACGCACAGATCAGGGCAATTCCAGGGTGTACAATTCCGAACTGAGGTCAAAATGTTGTTACGCGAACTGATTGGGTTTGACAAATTTCTAGGAAAAACCGCTGCGGAATGCGTGGCAGAATTACGCGCATTGGTGTTGTGCCTCGATGGCTCACAGTGTCCGTACTGGATGAGTTTAGGCTTTCCCGTCGAGCCAACGGAGGGGGACGTAATCCGAGCCCGAGCCGAGCGTGAGGCGCTTATTGAAGTGCAACGATTCAACGAAGAAGTTTGGGGGCCGTTGATTAGCTCAAGTGCAACACAGGCAGAGCTCAAGTCTGCTGTAGCGGGGTGGTGAGATGGCAATTGGCCGCTATCGATTGCTGGATTCCTCCGAGGTAATCACAGCCACATCATTTACGACGATCGCGCTCAATGCTGCAAACAATAGTGCGGGGTCGGTGTTCGCATACGAGGGCGGACACGGGGCGATTGCTGCTGTGATGTTCAACGCGACCGCAATCACTTCTCCGCCGACATACACGGTCAGCCTACAAGGGATTACCAGTCGAGCAACACCAAACGGAACGGTATACGGTGGTGGAGCGGCGACAGGGACCGTTATTCCAGTTGTCGGCATCAATACCGTAACGCTCGCGACTCCGTACTCTGGGACTCCAGGCGACCAGATGCAAATCGTAATCAATTCTGCATCGGCAGCAGTTGGGGCCACAGCCACGATTGCAACTAGGGTAACAAGTGCCGGGGGTAGTGTTGGTCTGCCATACGCCGCGCAACAGTCCGGGGGAACATGGGCTGTGGTGACGGCAGGGGCTCCGGCAATTGCTCCGATTTATGCCGATGGCTACGTCGGCACTGGGTTTGTTTGCCCGTCGTCATTTGCAAACTCAACGCCAAATTCGTCCAGCAACCCCTTTTATGTCGGCAACACATTTACCCCGCCGATTGATTGCGGTTGTGTTGGGGTATATGTAAGCGCGCGCGTGGCATCCGGGTCCAATTTTGTTTTGTCGGTCTACTCTGGAGCCACCCCGACGCTGGTGGGATCGGCTCCTACGTTCGTCGTTGACAAGATGGCATCGGGTGTGGGTGGTGTGTTTGCGCACTTCGTCCCGCTATTTGATTCGCTGTCGATGACTGCCGGGACGCAGTATCGGTTCGTTTTGAATATGACATCGGCAACCGCTTTCACTACGCAGGTTGTGCCGACATTTGCAACGCAAGCGATCCGAGAGTCATACTCAGGGCTGCTGTTTGCGACGACATCGCCGAGTACCGTCGCATTTACCGATAACCAACTGGCGGTGTATCCAATCGTCCCCAAAATTGAGGCGGTTACCGCGTCAAGCGGTGGTGGATTAGGTCGAGCGAGAGTCTTTACGGAAGGCGGAATAAACGACAAATGAGCTTCCCACAATCAACGTCTCATATAGTGACGTTGCCAATGTATTTGGCATCCGATCATATTACAGAAGCCGGTTCAGCATTGTCGCCAACGGTGACAATTTCCAAAAATGGGGCAGCATACGCAAACCCAAGCGCCGGTGCATCGACCGCAACCAGTGTTGGAAACAACCTCTACAAATTCACGCTCACGACAAGTGACACGAACACTCTTGGTGATTTGTGGGTGAGGTTCACCGAAGCGACTTGCGATCCAATTCAGCGAATGCTGGTGATTGTCAAAGCTACAAACGGTGGGTTAACCGCGTTGCCAGATACTGCGGTGACGACAAACGCGAGTCTTTTGACCAGCGGAACCGGGGCGGACCAAGCACAGGTTTCTGCGGGGGTTGTGTCATCTAACGCAACGCAAATCGGGGGTGTGTCCGCCACAGGCGTGCTTGTGTCTACCGGGGTGGGGTCGATTGCATTTCTCGCCAACGCACCGACAGGTGGGGGTGGGTCGGGTGCAAACCCGGTGACAATCACGATTCAAACGACGTCGTCTGTTGCGATCCAAGGGGCCACGGTAACTGCGTGGAAAAACGGGCTGATTGAGGGGACGCTTACAACCAACGTCAGCGGGGTCTCCGTGCTGTCGCTGGACAACGGGACGTACTCAATCGTCGTGACGGCCAACGGCTACCAGGGGAACACTGCATCGCTGGTTGTCTCGGGGACCACATCGCAGACGTACCAGCTAACCGCGATCACGATCACGCCGAGCCCATCGGGGGGCGTGACGGGATATCTTTACACGACCGACACCACAGGGACGGTGATACAATCAGGGGTCGTGGTATCAATCCAGATGACACGCACAGCCAGCGGGGCAACAGGTGAGGCCGTGAGCCCGGTTATCAAGACGGTAACATCAGACAGCAACGGGCTTGCTCAGTTTGTGGGGTTGACACCGTTGGCCACCTATCGAATTACGACAAGTCGGGGGACGACATTTTCGACGTTTGTGGCTGGGTCGAGCACGTTCGAGATTACTTCTGCAGTGGTCTGAAAAAAACAATGGGTCCCTCCTAGCGAGTTTTGCCGTTTAAG